CGGGCAAAAGTTCGGGAGGCCTTTCAGGCTAGACCCGCGTCCCACTCATTCGCAGATTTTTTATTTGGCGCTGATTTTTTACCGGCAAAGCGAGGAAAAATGGCCACTTGCGACGATAAGAAAATACAACGCATTGAAATCATTGATGAAAATTCAGAGATGACCGAAAATAGACAGGAAGATCATGTATTTTTTACCGGCCGGCTTAGTTTGGCCTCCTGCGCAATTTGCGGCGTCGAGTTTGAGAGACCAGTGAAGTCGATGCGCGCAGTTTGCTCGGCGGCATGCAAACGCGAGCGATCGATCCGCTACGCGGCGACCTATCGCCAGCTTGGGCGGGATCTCCGCGAGAAAATCTACGAACGTTTTGGCGGCAGAGCGCCAACCCCGGAAGATATCGAAACGATTATCCAACTTCGGAAGGGAAGATCATGAACATCACCAATCAGCCAGGCTTCGAAGAGCGTGAAGCCAGGTCGAGGGCCGTGGCGCGTGCTGTGGCGCGCATCGCCGACAAACCGGGCTACGAGCCTGAGATCGTCTTCGAAGGCGCCGTACGAGGCGCGTGCGCAGTTCTGGTCGCACGAGGAGTATCAGTGGCCGATGTATCGAAAATGCTGGTTAACTCCGGCCGCCTCATTGCCACTATTGACCAGGACAACGAGTCGTGACAGCTTGTTCTCGTTTCTTCCTTCGCCTTCAATTGGCGGGTCAAAGCGACAACTTGCACGCCTGGCGCTGCAAGGCTGAGCTGGTGAAGGATATGACGCTCGCACGCCAGGCGCTGCGAGGACGGGCACGCCAGGAGCTGCCTCAATACAATTTCCCTAATTCAACCGCTCGACGGGCATTGACGCTGTATGTGCGCGCCTGATCGACTTTTTACGGAGACCGATATGTCGGTACTTGCTCGTATGCCGCGCGCTATTAGCCGCGTTAATGCCAATTCCCCCGATCCGGCACGCATTGTCGCGGCGCTTCAGACTGGCTTCGAGGATTTCAAGCGCGTCCACAATGACCGGACAGACAATTTCCAGAAGGCTGTCGATGATATCAACGCCAAGATTGCCGGCCTCGTTTTCAACGGGTCTGGGGCCAACCAGGGAGTTCCGGTCGATCCGGAATACACGAGTGTCTTTTCCTCATGGTTCCGTTACGGGGATGAAGACGAGAGCCTGAAGGCCTCCAATCGATCGGGCTTTCGACAGCAAATCCACGCTGCGATGAGCGCCGGTTCCGCGTCAGACGGCGGCTATCTCGCTCCCGTCGAGTGGGATCGGAAAGTCCTCGAAAAGCTGGCAACGGCTAGCCCCATGCGCCGCCTCGCCACCGTCGTTCCGACAGGCGTTCGTGGATACTCCACCGTCTGGAACCTTGGCGGATGGGGATCGGGTTGGGTAGGTGAAACCGCCGCGCGTCCGCAGACTTCCACACCGACCATTGCTCCTCTGACCTTTATGGCGGGTGAGATTTACGCCAACCCTGCCATCACGGCGAACCTGCTTGATGACGCAGACTTCGACATGGCGGCATGGCTGGCACTACAGTTAGCCGACGAATTTGCCAAGCAGGAAGGTCCCGCTTACATCGCAGGAGACGGCGTCAACAAACCGAATGGCCTTCTGACCTATGCGACCGGCGGCACTGCGGCAGCCCTTCACCCAGGCGGGGCTATCGAAGTCATTAACAGCGGAGCAGCCGCCACGGTGGTTCCGGATGGTCTCATCGATTTTGTCTACAAGCTTTCAGCGCCATATCGTCAGGGCGCAAGCTGGCTGATGGCTTCCACGACCGCTGCGGCAATCCGAAAGCTCAAGGACGGTCAAGATAATTACCTGTGGGAGCCAAACTACACGAAAGACGGAACGGACACGCTTCTCGGCTATCCCGTCGAGATTGATGAGAACATGCCGGCTATTGCTGCCGGCGCCATCCCAATTGCTTTCGGCAACTTCAAGCGCGGTTACATCATCAACGACCGTCAGGGCACCCGCATTCTGCGCGATCCTTACACCAACAAGCCCTATGTGAACTTCTACACCACGAAGCGCGTCGGCGGCGGTCTACAGGATCCAAACGCCTTCAAGCTCATGAAGATCAGCGCATAACGAGCTTTAGGGCGCGCTCCAGAGGCCGTAGCCCGGCCGAAAACGGTAGTCACCTCCCTGCGCCCTAATGTGCTTCTAGAGGGGTCAAGGTGACAGGCAAGACGGCATCCGCACGCCCGGTGCGGATGCCGCACCGTTATCAGGAATGGAACAATGATCGATCAACATCACAACGGCTCTGAGGAATTCGATGACGCGACATCAGGCCTTCACGCCAGCGCAATCGAATTGCTTAAAGAGGGAACTGACCCAATCGTTGTCGCCGATGCCCTGATCACGCAGGCAATGGCGGTTTGGGCGGCAAAAACCGGCCGCTTCAGGAGCGCTGAGGATTTCCTCAGAAAATGGGCCATCTTAAGGGACGCGCACTAATGGCAACACAGGATCTGGAAAAGCTCGTCGTGCAGCTCTCCGCTGACTTCAAGAAGTTTGAAAACGCGCTGAACCGTCAAACGAACCAGGCCAACAAGCAGTTCAAGGCGATCGAAAAGCGCGCCGTCGAGATGAATAAGAACCTCTCGAATTCATTCTCTGTCCTTGGATCGAACGTCGCAAAGGCATTCGCGCTCATCGGTGGCGCCAAGGGCCTTCAGGAGTTGTCCGATTCTGCAGTCAGGATTGAGAATGCCATGAAGGTTGCCGGTCTCTCCGGTGACGATCTGACGAAAACTCTGGATCAGCTTTATGGCGTCGCGCTGAAAAACCATATTCCCATTGAGGCGTTGGCTCAGCTTTACAGCCGTGTCTCGCTTCAGCAGAAAGAGCTTGGCGCGTCCAGCCAGCAGTTGGTCATGTTTTCCGATAATGTCGGCAAGGCCTTGCGCGTTTCCGGCACCAGTGCACAAGAAGCCGAAGGCTCGTTGCTGCAACTCAGCCAGGCGCTTGGTAGCGGCACGGTGCATGCTGAGGAATTCAACAGCATCATCGAAGGGATGCCTGCGTTTGCGCAGGCGGCGGCCAAAGGCATCAAGCAGGCGAATGGCTCCGTCGCCGAACTTAAGAAACTCGTCGTCAACGGGGATCTTTCCAGTCGTGCGCTCTTCGATGGTTTCATAGCTGGCGCTTCTGACCTTGACACCAAGCTTGCCGGCACCCAGACGACGATCGGTCAGGCGTTTGGCGATCTGCAAACGTCGCTCACGAGGGCGGTTGGCGAATTCAGCAAGACGTCCGGCGCAGGCAAGGCGGCCGTCGATGTCATCGAGACCGCTGTGACAAAGATAAACCAGCTGGATTTCAAGCAGCTGACTGAGGAAATTAAGGGCGTCATCACCTGGCTGAACAATCTCGGAACGGCCTACGATAACCTTCTATCAGGAGCTTCGAATTCCGGCGAATCGCTTCGTCAGAAGTTCGATGACTTTGCCAAATCGATCAATGGTGGGAAGCCGATGATCAACTTTGGCCCTGCTTTCTCGAGCGACAAAATCGATGTCGAACAGCTCGGTAGGGAACGTGACCAGCGTCAAAAACAGGCCGATAGCGACAGATTGAAGGCCCTGCAGGATCAGCTAGATAAGGCGAATAAGTTTCAGCAAGCAATGGGCTTACCGCTCAACAATGATGGCAACATCGAAATCATCAGGCAGATGGACGCCATTCGGGACAAGACGAGCGCCGCCAAGGACGAGGTCGTGTCACTTCAGGATGCGGCCAAGGCGACCGCGGGACCGCAAGGCCCGGCGGATCTTCGCAAGTTTCAGAAGCCGGAGGGATTCAAGGACGAACTCCCGCTGAGCCCTCCGATCGACATCGCCGACAAAAAATACGCCACGACCGGGACCAGGACGGCAAAAGGGAAATCGGGCGGGGCTGACGCCAAGGCCTATGATCGCGAAGTCCGCCAGATCACGGAACGTACGAATGTTCTCAACGCTCAGACGGCCGCACAGGAAAAACTCAACCCCTATATCAACGACTATGGCTATGCAGCCGAGAAAGCCGCGACGGCGCAGGAGCTGCTGGCGGCATCCCAGCGCACCGGCAACGCGGCCGGAAAGGAGCTCACGGACGTCAATCAGCTTCTGAGCGGCGACTTTTCGAGGTTGACGCCGGAGGCCCGAGCGCAGGCAGAGGCCATGCTCGCGCTGGCGGAAGCCAATGGCTACGCGACCCAGAAGAATAATCAGCTCAACGATGCCCAGGACAAGCTGAAACAGACAATGGAGGATTGGCGCGCGACCAGCAAGGATGCGTCGGAGGGCTTCGTTAAGGATCTGATCCAGGGTAAATCGGCCGTCGAAGCATTAGGTGGCGCGCTCGAAAAAATCGGCGATAAGCTGCTTGATAATGCCTTCAACTCGCTCTTCGGTTCGTCTGGAACGAACAACTGGTTCAGCTCGCTCTGGTCGTCGCTCGGCTTGAAAGATGGTGGACCAGTGAAGCTGGCGGGCGGCGGTTCGGTTCGCGGCCCCGGTGGCCCTCGCGACGACAATATACCGGCCATGCTTTCCGATGGTGAGTTTGTGATCAATGCGGCCGCGACAAAAAAGAACCGGGCTCTTCTTGAGGCCATCAACAACGGTCGCGTCCTGCGTCGCGCCGATGGCGGCATGGTCTCGGCGCCAGGCCTCCCGAGCCCGTCGCGTATTGCCTCCGCCACCAGATCCGGCGCGGCGAACTATTTCACCTACGCACCGACCATTGATGCGCGTGGCGCCGATGCTGCTGCGGTTGCGCGGCTGGAACAGGCGCAGATCAAGGCCAATCAGGATTTCGAGGCGCGGACGGTCAAAGCGATCCGCGACGCCAACAAAGCGGGCGTCAAACTGGGGAAGTTTCGCTAGGCAACCGCCGTTCTAATATAATCCGCCCACGACATACCTGATGCAAGAATCTCGCGGAGGAAAATCACCTTTCCTCCGCGTTTTTTTGCGGTCTTTAGAGGGCCGCTTTTCGCCGGGTTCTCGTTGGTAAGTACCACCCAATGCATCGAACGTGCGCCTAGCGCGACGTCGCCTTCGTTCTTGTCGAGCCTCTGGCGTGGCCTGTCGTTCTTTTTGATCCGATGCTTCTGGTTGTCGCTAAATGCGATCTCTTCGAGAGAGGCAAAGCGTCCTTGATTGAAACCGGTGACGCGTGCATCGCCGGTAAAACTGGCCTCCGCAAAACCGAAGTAGCTATCTACGGAAATACTGCGCTCGACGATCACCCTATTGGCAAATTTCCGCTTTTCGTCCGGCATCGGCGGCAACATTTCGATTTCACCCTCGCGGGTAATGCAAAGTGAAAACTCATCGGCCGGCAGCTCTTTGCTTAGATCGATGTTCTCTTTGAGCAGGAAATCCCACATGTTGTTGTCCAGAAAAACAGTAACCGGCATCTCTTCCTCTCGGCGCTGAAAATACCGTCGACCGAATTCACGTGGCTCCGATAAATTATAAAGGTCCGGCCCGACAAACACTTCATTTGCCGGGCCGAACAACGCTACTGGATACGCCGAACTTTTATGGGGTCCGGGAAACCTTCTACGGTCATGACGCCACGAGTGCCGTTCTTGATGATCTGAATCCGAGGGCGATACCGATATTTATAGCGATATCTATACCCAATCTGCTGCCAGATCTGGCCGTTTATGAGCTTGTAGAGTGCTTCATTTTCAGTGCCGTTGAAGTCGCCGTCGATGCGGGAGTTGATAATCATGGCCCGACACCCGACTATTGTACATCACGTTTATTGCGGGCGATTTTCTCACTGCCAGGGTGGCGCTTCTTCTTCAGTACTTCATTGACGCGGCCCTGATTGACGCCGAAAGACGCAGCGATTTCATGTTGATACTCGCCATTCCAGCGGCGAAGCCAGACCTGGACGGCATCATCGATAGTGAGTCGGTAACCTGTGTGTTTCATGCCGGTGTCCTTAAAGTGAACCCTGGCTGGCTTGACAGATACACCACCCCGCGTATTTTCGGGGTTGTTAAGGGGATCCGTAAGCCAGCCAAGGTATTGCGGTTTTCAACACGAGGCCGGGGCGGCAACCCCGGCCTTTTTCGTGCCGGCTCGTCGGAATTGACGAACGCCACTATGATAGCGTCCATCTAGTAGAAGCAGTCAAGTGCATGCCCAGAAACCACTACATATGCCCTGTGAATGAGTGGAATAACTCCCTGTGGATTGTGTGGACAGCCGGACGCCGCATTTAAAATAATGAATTCATATCAACTACTTCCGGAAAATATCCGTGATTTTTCGTCTCAACAGGATTTTTGAAAGATTCCTGTGAGGATAGCCGTGGTTTTGAAGTAAAAACTTTGAAATAACTGTTTTCCAACGGATAATTCACGCGAATCGGAAGAACTGAGGCCCTGTCCTCAAAGCCTTCTCCGCACTCAAACCTTGCTGGAAAACTGACAGTTTCTGCGACACCACTCCGAGATGGAGGGGGTGCGGGGGTTATCTTTTTGGCGAAGACTCGGGATCAGTCTTCTTTTCCATCATTACGATTTCGCGGACGCCGTTTGGTGTGATGCGGATTTGGATCAGCTCGGCGTTGTTCGCGTCCAGCGTCTTCATCAACTCCACCATGTCCACAGGGTCATGGAACGCCCGGAATGACTCTTCCAGCCTGGCGATGATCTCGGCGTTCATAGATCGGCCGTTCGCCTCAGCCGACGCTTTAACCTTGTCGCGAAGCCCTTCGGGGAAACGGACGACGTATTTATCTTGATCTTGTGGAGCTCGCTCAGTCATGAGGCTATGAGCCATAAATATTTGCTTGACGCAATAGCGGCTCATAGCCATATTACACCTAGTGGCTATGAGCCATAAAGGAGTCGCCATGCAAAACAGATCCATGAAAGACATGTTCAACCTCCGTTTTCCGGAAGGCCTTCGCGAGCGCATCAAGGAAGAGGCTGCACGGAATCGCCGATCGATGAACGCGGAGATTATTTTCCAGCTTGAAAAGGCGGTATTCGAGCCGCTCGAAATGAAAAAAGGCACCGAAGTCTCGGCTTAGGAACCGACTTCGCTGCCCTTTTCTAATCTCACCACCCCTTAGGAGAGTGCCGAAATGCCATTGCAGCATATAGAAACGTTCCACCAAAAAGCAAGCGTTTCCCGCCGGGAACTGATTGCGGGCCTTGCGGCCGGCACGGTCATCGCCATGACCCCATCCCCGACTGATGCGAGAGGCATCGACGATCTGGACGCGCTTATCGCCCGGACGGATGCCTTGCGAGCAAGCATGCGTCAGGTCGAGGATGCGATGGCGCTTTTAACCAATCGCCAGGATCGACCACCATTCCCTATGCTTCGACCATCTGAGATCAGCACACTCTATAGCAGTCACCTTCACCGAGATACTTTTTTCCGCAAACCCGCTGAGATCAGACAGTTTTTCACGAACTATAGGAAATGCCTGTTTGGCTCCGATCGCGTAAAGGCCGAGCACAACGCCAACGAGAGGCGCGCCCTAATCGAGTTGTCCAGACGCATGAAAGTGAGCAAGCAATGGGAGGAACGAACCGGCCTGGCAAGCCTGGATGAGGAAATGGAACGGCTTACAGATCAATGGATCGAAAGTGAGCGGGAGATCTTTCTCTACCCCTGCTCATCGTTCTCCATGGTGGTGAGCAAGGTTGCCTACATTCGTAGATCGATGGAGGGTGACGACTTCTCCGGAGAAATGGGAACCGCGATCATTCTCACGATGGACGGCGGCGCGTCCCTCGCCTCCTGAATGAAACAGCATAGCGCTCCTTCCGCCTCGCTGACGGAGGGAGCATCTCATAACCGGAGAAGGAACATGGCGAAAGCCGCAATTCGAAAAATCGACATAAAGCGCGCTATCGAAGCTGCGCGGTCTGGTGGCATCAATATTTCGCGCATCGAAATCGATGGACCGAAGGTCGTCATCGTCTCCGCTCCATCTGATGCGGCCCTGGCGAACGATCTCGACAAGTGGCTGGCGAAACATGCGGGTTAGGCTGAAGGGCATCAACCGCGTGAAGACGACTTTGGCCGATGGGACCAAAGTCGAGTACTGGTATGCGTGGAAGGGAGGCCCTCGCCTTCCCGGGCGGCCAGGTGATGACGAATTCATGGCGGCCTACAACGCAGCGGCCGCGCGCAAGATTGATCCACCATGCGGCTCCCTAGTGTCGATTACCACGGCGTTCCAGCGCAGCACGATCTGGGAAGACTTGGCGCCACGGACACGGCGCGATTACACCAAGCTGATCAAGGTTATCGAGGCGAGGTTTGGCGACTTCCCGATATCAGGGCTCTCCGACAGGAGGACGCGTAACATTTTTATGGAATGGCGTGATCTTCGAGCAAGGGCGTCGAGGCGCCAGGCCGATTACGGTTGGCAGGTTCTGGCGCGTATTCTCTCGTGGGCGCACGGTCGCGGCCTTGTAAGTGCCAACCCGTGCGAGAAGGGCGGGCGAGTCTACCGAGGATCGCGCGCCGAATTTGTCTGGACGGACGACGACGAGGCAAACTTCCTCGCCAAGGCCCCGAAACATCTTCACTTGGCGCTGACACTTGCCCTTTGGACGGGGCAGAGGCAAGGCGACTTGTTGGCCCTTAGCTGGACCCAATATGATGGAGAGTGCATCAGGCTACAGCAGGGTAAGACAAAGGCCAGAGTGGTTATTCCCGTCGGCGCACCACTCAAAGCGGCGCTCGATCCGGTGCGCAAGAAGGCGGGGACCGTTCTACTGAACAGCGACGGTCAGGAGTGGACGCCGGACGGCTTTCGCACCTCATGGGGGAAAGCAAAGAAGGCGATCGGTATCGTTGGTCTAACGTTCAACGATCTGCGCGGAACGGCTGTTACCAGGCTTGCTCTGGCTGGATGCACCGAGGCCGAGATAG